TCTTAGATTCACCAAAAGTTGATGGTGACGATGGTCTTCCATTCGTTCATCTCTTCTCTCACGGTTTTCAAGGTCCCGGTGGTTGGTACATCGAAAATTCTCTAACAACTCTCGGTCAGAATGACCCTGTTAGTGAGTACAACACCAAGCTTTGGAACAGTGGCGTGGAAGCGAACAAAGAAATTGCTCGCAAGCAGAAGCGTCGTCTAACCTACATCGCGAATGTTCTCGTCATTGAGGATAGCGCTCACCCAGAAAACAATGGGAAGATCGTTCTCTTCAAGTTCGGCAAGAAGATTTTCGACAAGATCCAGGAAAAGTTGGAGCCACAGTTCAAGGATGAGCAGTCCGTGAATGTGTTCAACTTCTGGGAAGGTGCGAACTTCAAGCTGAAGATCCGCAAGGTCGAAGGCTATGTCAATTATGACAAGAGCGAGTTTGATGCTCCATCACCAGTAGCCAAGACGGACAAGGAAATTGAGAAGATTTGGGAAAATGAGCACAGCCTCAAGGCTTTCATTGCCGCAGATCAGTTCAAATCCTATGATGTTCTTAAGGCTCGTTTGGATAAGGTTCTCGGAATCACAACTTCAGCGGTCTCTGATGCGCCACGTGCGGTAGAAACTTCTGAAAGTGAGGATGAAACTCCTCCATTCGTTCCTGGTAAGTCAGCCGTAGAGTTGCCACAGCGCGCAACCGCAGAAACTGCTGCTTCTAGCGATGGTGAGGATGACGATCTGTTCAGACGTCTAGCCAACGACGAGTAATCAACTTCTCATGTTGATAAGAAAAGTCCGCCGAAAGGCGGACTTTTTGTTTATGCCTTCACCATTTGCTGGAGTCCTGGTTGCGTTCCAGCAGTCATCATAGATCCAGAAATACTGTCTGATAATAGTTCAACAATCGTCGTCATAATATCAAGCTTGAAGTTGTGATGAACTTTTGAGACCAGGAACTGACCGGATCTCTGTGGATCTGTCGTAGGAGATGTGGCATTTTGAATCTCCATTTTTGGCACATTTACATTGACAATCATTCCGGACTTCAATAGAACATCGCCTGGTACGATCATCACAGCCTTGAAACTATTCAGCTGTCCCAGACGAGAGATGGTCTGCGGGATCCAGTTTTCCATTTGAGCCGGATTGAAAGTCGGATCTGAGTCTGAAGAAATGATGAACTTCAGCATAGACTCCTTGGCATCAGCCAGAGTCATATTGAATCTATTCTTGAAGTCATTGACTGGAATATTGTCATTGAGCAAAGCCTTGTTTGGTTGTGCCCAGTTTAGGTTCGTGACTACCACGCTGCGATTCACTATGTCTAAGCTGATCAAAGAAGCCGCATAGGCACCCATTCGGGTTGATTTGATGATGTCAAAATCTTCTATGACCTGAAAGTGGTTGTAGCCATAGATGTTCTTCACCGGATCATTATCAACCTTCATGGCACGGCTGTAGGTCGCATATGCCGGGAACTGAAGTAGGTCTTCATAGCTTACGAAGTTGAATCCATCACGATTCTCAAAGAAGAAAAACAGATTCCCATTTCCCGTATATGCTTTAGGAGCAAGCCATTCTATTGCTTGTAGGGGCTGCATTTTCGGGACTATCAAATCAAAGTTGCCGATGCTCTTTGAGAATACTCCCATCTTCTTATCACTAACTCCTAACTTGTTCTGAAGGATGTCCTTCACCATCGTAGTAATAGGAAGTCCTTTGTAACTCTTGCTGACAAGTAATTGAGTGGAAAGGAACAGTTCTTCAGAGCAGAAATAGATGGTATAGTTCTGGAGAGCATTAGGACCAATAGAACGATCGCCAATCTTGTAGATACGGAAAACCTTCTTGATGGGTTTGCCCAGAGAAGGCTTGTCTATTTGAATGCTTAGAAACTCATTACCATGAAGTTGGAGAGAAGAGATCATATCTCCGGCATCACCAACTAGCAAATCGCCAGTTACACAAGGAGAGAAGATACTCTCATAGAGATTGAGTTCTAGCATGATGCCGGAAAGATCAATAGCATTTCCGGTGCTAGTTAGAAGATAGAGTGCGCCTAGTGTATAATCACTAGACGCCAACAATCCAGTTTGCTGTGCTGCGGTGTCTGCCATAGATTACTGTGCCAATAGTTCTTGGAACTGTTTCTCCAACGTAGGAGCATATTGCTTGTCTAGCAACTGTATAGTTCTCTTGGCTTCATTCTGTTGCTGTAAATAAGTTAGAGCACTCACCGCAATCATTACTTGGGATATCGTCACAGTTGAACCATCATGAGTGACGGTTGTAGTAGAGCCCAAGGAGATAGTAGGATTCATGATTGTAGGAAGTGTGATATTCTGAACTTGCCCAGTTGAGAAGTTATAGACGTAAGGACTATCTAAGATTGTGACTACCGTTTCGGTGTTTGATGCTCCAAGAGGAGAGACCGTTACTGTTGTGGTATGTACTTCTACGTGATGTAGGTTCGAAGAAGCATTAGCAAGGCTACCATATTGCGCGATGACATTATTGTTGAAATCTGATTGGTTAAGCGCAAAGTCATTCCACGGATCAATAATCTGATTCGCATACATCACCATCCAGTGACGTTTCGTGTCACCGTAATACTTGAAAGCAACTACTTCTGGTTTGTCCTGATCCTTGTAGTTGTAAGGATAGAACACATATCCCTGTGCTAGGACCTGAGGGATGATCAGCGCACGATCTAGAATATTGACAACTGTACGGAAGTCATTATTTGCCGTGTCGAAGGAATAGAGGATCTGAGGGAACTGTTGGAAATATTCCATTTTAGTAACCCTTCTTCGCAATCAGTTCACGGTAAATAATGTCAATCTCCATGAACGTTAGTGCGACGTGAATATGAACAGGTGCGCCATCAACGAAAGAAGCAAAGGCACCAGCTTGGTTCCAGTTGATTGCTATGTTGGTAAGAGCACAAGTAGAAATACGAGCTATGTAAGGATTTTCAACATTCCCGAAGCGATAAGAAATATCAAACTCGGCAGGAGGAATAAAATAGCGACCGTTGTTTCCCTGCTTAGAATCTGCTAGCTCAGGAGCAGCATAGGCACGGAAGGTTTGAAGAATCTGTCTGATGTTCTGAGCTTCCTTTGCGGAACGTGGCTGAAAATCAAACTCAAAGATATAGCGACGATTCTGTGTGCCACGGAAGACCATTTCAAGGTGAGGATTGACAGCCAGTCCCTGGTTCTTCAAAGCGAATGTCGTAAAGTCCTGACCGACGGCACCCGTAGTCTGCGCAATCTGACCCGCTAGTTCAGTTGGGAACTTGGCATTATTGAATGCTGCGCGAGTCTGAGTGGCGTGGTAATCTAAACCCTTCAAATCCTGCCACAATCCTTCTTCTATACCAGTAATATTCAGGCTAGCACCGAAGGCAGAATACATTCCCAACTTGCCCATAGCATCAGTTAGGCTCATAGCATTCCAATCGTGATCATAGGCAGTCACGACCGTGTCTGGCATATAAAGGGAGATAGAAGTAGAGGTGCGAGTAGTCTTTGGCTTAATACCGATATTTGTTTGATTGGCAACTGTGCCTGCGATTGCGATACCACCTGCTGTCTTGACAAACTGACCTGCTCCTGCGCCTGCGGCGGCTGGAACACCTTGGTCAAGATTTGTCACCGTTGCGGTGGCACCTTCTATAAAACCGCCAGCCTGAGCCGCATCGGAGACATTTACCGGATTCATATTGATGGCTGCGCCAGAAGACAAATCCGCATTCTGTTGTGCGGCACTCTGGGTGGTTTGACGAGGTGTGGCGACAGTTCCTAGACCACTTGCGTCAGTTGTGTGTAAATACTTAGAAGAATCTGGAAGATTGATGTCAAATCTGACGTAGTGGGGAGCATCAGGCGTGCTAACTTCCTGAGGATATTTGAGAATGTTCAACGCATATGGATCTAGATCCAAGTCTGCTAACTGCCCAACGCCTCCGGAGACCGCATTTGAAGTCGGAAGATAAGAAGGAACGATATTTGTGATGAAGTCAGCAGCCATCTAAATAAGACCAAGGTAGGATTACAAGAGTTATTTATGGGATCTGCTGAAGGTGTTAGAAAAGGCTGGACTCCTGAAAGAAGGGAGGCTCAGAGGCTACGATTGCTTGAAAATCCGTTGAAAGGTGGGCGTCCAAAAGGTTCTAAGAACAAAAACCCATATCCGAAAACAAAAGCAGTTCTTCAAAAAATCGAGAAAACTAAGCAGTATCTTGAAATAAGAAGACATACAACCGGGTGGCATCATACTGAAGAAACAAAACTCTTACAATCCAATATCAAGTATCAACAGCTGGAATCTGGGGAGTTCAAACCCGTGGCTAACAATAACAAATATCAACAGGGTAACTTCAATCCTGCCCACCCTGAAAATTATATGGGTGATCGTAGTAAGATATTCTATCGTAGTTCTTGGGAACTTAGATGTATGAATCATTTTGATACTGATCCTAATATTCTATCTTGGGCGAGCGAAGAAATGAGCGTGCCTTATTTCGATCCTACCACCCAGCGCACAAGAAGATATTTCCCCGATTTTATTCTCAAAACTAAACAGGCTGATGGTAGTATTGTGGTGGTTATGGTAGAGATCAAACCAGAGAAACAAACCAAACCACCTGTAGTC